GTATCATCCAAATATTGCCTGCAACGGCGTGGCTTTGGTGCCTGCGGGCTGGACGAAAATCGCCACCACGCATCACGGCGAAAACGATATGGAATGGGTGCGCAAGTTCCCGCACCGCTATCTGGACGACGAATTTCCGGGCTCGGTGCAGTCCTACAAGGGTCACGTCGAGAAGAACGGCATAGGCGATGCCACCATCGTCTACTTCCACGGCGACCGAAAGCCCCACCAGTTGCCAGCAGGGCACCCAATTCTGGAGCACTGGATCTGATGGCGATAAGCGCAGGCGACCTAGACCGAAAGGTGACCATCCAGCGCGCTACCTCGGTCCCGAATGAGTTCAATGAGCCCGTAATGACGTGGGCCGACTTCAAGACAGTCCGCGCCATGCGCCGGGACGTGAGCGACGGCGAGAAATTCGCGGCGGGGCAAATCGGCTCGTCTCTTCAGTCGCGCTTTACCGTCCGGTCATCCACCGAGACGCGCACGATCACGCCAAGCGACCGGCTCGTTCATGAAGGCGAGAACTGGAACATTCACGGCGTCAAAGAAGCCAATGAAGGACGGTTTCGGTTCATCGAGCTGACTTGCGCCAAGGACAATGATTGATGGCCAAGGTCACGGTTCGAATTGATGGCCTGAAGGAACTCGACAAGGCACTAGGCCAGCTTCCGAAAGCGACGGCTAAGGCTACCCTTCGCCGCGTCCTTCGATATGCCGCCGAACCGATGGCGCAGGCTGCTCGCCAGAATGCGCCTCGACTGGAGATGCACCTCTACGAAAGCATCGACGTAGGCACGAAGCTGACGCGCCGCCAATCCGGTCTGCACAAGAAGGAAAACAGCCCGACGTTTCAGGAGATGTTCGTCGGCACGAACAATCCGGCCGGCGTGCAGCAGGAGTTCGGCAACGAGCGTCATGGGCCACAGCCATTCATGCGCCCAGCCTGGGATGCCGAGAAGATGCCGACGCTGGACCGCATAGGCGACAGCCTTTGGTTCGAAATCGAGAAGTCCGCACAGCGCCTCGCTCGCAAGGCCGCACGGCAAGCCAAGGGCTGACCTATGGAAGAAGAAATCACGGCGCTCCTGGCCTCGGTGGCTGGGGGGCGGCGCTATTGGGTCCGCGCTCCGCAAGATGCAGCGCGACCGTTCGTCATCCTCAATCGGATTACGGGCATCATCGATTATCAGATGAGCGGGCCTAGCGGGTACGTCTCAAGCCGCATTCAAGCCGACTGCTATGCCGACACTTACAGCGCCACGAAAGCCACAGCGCGCGCCGTGAAGACGGCCCTGTCGGGCTACAGCGGCGGCACAATCCAAGGTGCATTCATCGACAACGAACGCGACCTGCCTGCGTCTGACGCTGGCGAGGTCACCAACCTGTTCCGCACGGAACTGGACATTCTCGTCCACCATCAAGCCTAGGAGAAACACCGATGAGCGATGCAGCAATCGGCTATATGACCAAGTACGAGATTTGGGATGCCGGTGCTTCTCCGGCTGCCTTTGTCGAGGTCGATGAAGTGTTCAACGTCACCCCCGGCGAGGCCACGGCCGACCGTATCGACGTGACGCACTACCAGAGCCCCGACCGTCGCCGGGAATACATTTCCGGCCTTATCGACAGCGGCGAAGCGTCTTTCGAGATGAACTTTGTGCCCGGTGGCGAAAGCGACCTTCTGGTCCGCGACCTCTTCACGTCGGGCGATACGGTCGAGCACCGCATCACGTTCCCGAACGGCGTCCGCGTCACCTACGATGCGTCAATCATCGGCTATTCGAAGTCCATTCCGGTCGATGACCGCATGACGGCCACGGTAACGGTTGCCGTGTCGGGTGCGGAAGTCTGGGATCAGGCGAGCGCCTAATGGGGGATTTCACTGGCGACGTGGAATTCCAGGCGCTCGGCAAGGCCTGGACGCTCAAGATGGGCACCAAGGCCATGCGCAAGATCGAAGGCGCAACCGGCAAGCCCATGCCGGTAATCGGCCGCGAACTCAGCAATGAGGAAACGGCATCGATTGACCTAGTGACGAAGGTGTTCTGGGGCGCGCTCCAACACCATCATCCCGACGCTCACGACCGCCAGGGACACCTACGGCATTTATATGGACGGTCTGGCCACGGGCGCCACCGTCTACAACAACAGCATCGTTTATAGGACCTCCAACGACCATTCAGGCAGGATTGCCTACGGTATCTTCGCCAAATCACCGCGGGGACTGAACTTCCACCACAATCGCATCAGCTACCCGGGCACGGGCAACAACGGCAGCGTGGTCTCGGCCTACTTCTGGGGCGCGCAGCAGACGGATTTCCAGTTCAATGACGTCAACTCCACCGGCACGGGCCTGACCAACGCTTATCTCCTCCAGCTCAACGCCTCCACCGTCGCCGTCAAGAACAACGTCTTCCTCTCCTCATGGACC